ATCATTAGCAAAACTTTTTTTACAAAATAGTTGACAAAGATATATCTATTTGATATTCTTATAAATGTACGGAGGTAAAAATTATGAGCAATCATTATAACGACAGATTTTTAGAAGATAGATATGAACAGTATCTTGAGCAAGGTAAGTCAGAAGCAGAAGCTAAGAAAGAAGCAGAGCTAGACTTATTACTAGAAGATGATGATTCATGGAGAGAATACGATATCGATGAGGAGGACTTAGACTAATGTATAAGATGAAAGATAAATTTGATTTAAAAGAAATACTAGATTTGAAAGAAAAGGACACAGCACAAAATCATACTTGGACTTATCAAGATGGTGTTGGCTTAAAGATTTATGAATTGAAAGCAGGTGCTAGTGTAATAGATATTGTCAATAAACAAAAAGAAAATTGCAATGATGATATCTATTATCTAAAGAAAGAATGTGTATACAGAACTGCAAACGATACAGCAAAGTTGCTTGGAGTAAACAAGATAATACACATCAAACATCATTTTAGGAGTGTGGTATAAATGAGTGAACAAACAAGATTATTAGAAGTTATTAAAGAAGCTAAAGATGCAATTACAGAGAACATGGGCTTGCATAATGATGCACAGGAAACAATAAGGTCGTTAAGAGAACTATGTCTTGCATTAAATGACAAAGCAAACCTTGAGCGAAGTAGGGTAGACTTATTAGAAAAGAGGATAGATATTCTTGAGGAGATGTTAAGAAATGAGAAATTATAAAGAAGAATACGAAAGTATTATGGCATTTAAAGAAGAGCATATGGCAAGAATACAAGAGCAATTAAAGCTGGTACAAATGGATTATGATATCCCAGAGCCAATGTGGTACATAATCTTCTTGGAACTTTGTTTGCATAAAGTAAGAAGCAATATTACAGAAGACTTATTCTTCGATGTGCTTGAGCAATCTGCTAATACAATTAACAAAATACACAAAGAAGAAAAGAATTAAGACACTAATCATGGTTGAATTTTCGCAGGCAACCTCCTCAAATAAATTGCCTGTTTTTTGATTAGTGTATGCAGGGGAAGGTTTTTCGTTAAATTTTACCTTCCCCACCTCATCTCACTTGACAGAAGTAAATAGAAATGATAATATAATAAAGAGGTAAAAATTTATGAACACAAAGAAATTATATTTTGCATACGGCATGAATACTAATGATGCCGAGATGTCGGCAAGATGCCCCGATGCTGAGTTTATCGGCAAAGGCAAAATCAAAGGTTACAGACTTGCATTTAGAAGTGTAGCAGACTTTGAGAAGGCAGAGGATGCAACATTACATGGTGCATTGTGGTTGATATCCGATGAAGATGAAAAGGCATTAGATAGGTTAGAAGGTTATCCAAATCTTTACGGAAAGCTTTATACTGATGTCGTATACAATAAAAAAGTCATTAACAATGTAATGATATACAAGATGAACAGCGATGATTATTCCGAGCCTAGTGATTATTACTACAATTGTTTAGTTGAAGGTTACTACTTTGCAAAGTTACCGCAAGGACAACTTAGCGGAGCTAGACAATTTAGCATCGACAATACAAAACCAAAAGGATTATTTTATTGGAATGAAACAATACCGTTCTAACAATAACAATAATAACAATAACAATATCTCGTATATTGATATCTTGTGGGCTATCTGTTTCGGGCTTATGTTTTACGGAATCGCTATAACTATCTACTCACTTTGCAGTACATAAACCTTATATACACTTACAGTACAGTAAACTTTTTTTTACAAATTGGTTGACAGATGTATATATATTTGTTACTATAGTATATGATTAAATATATTTTTAGAGGTCTATTTACTGTATCATGGTATGTTCTAAAGTTTTTGGTATTTGGTTATTTTTACTTTGCCTTAATGCTTTTGACTGCGATGTTTATACAGGAAGACTAGAGGAGGCTTTATGAGCAAATATTATATAGAAGTAGAAACTTGCGAGGGCATAGAAACTCAAAATTACCGCGACTTGTTCCACTGGATAGAAATGTTGAACGAGTATGCATTAAATGATATGGGTGTCTATGCTTACGGAATTTATGGAGGTGAACGAGTTGAGCTTTAATGAAACATATAACGGATGGACTAACTATGAAACTTGGTGTTTAAATATCTGGATAGATAATGACCAGTATTTAGCCGAAAGGAAGGCGGAGCTTGTCCGCGAGGTAACCTTACATTATGATGATAAACAGGTTTACGAGCTTAGTTTATTACTTGAAAGCATGGTTGAAGAACTCAAAGACAATGCCCTTGAAGTTGGCTTATTGTCTGATTTGCTTGGCGGTGCAATTGGAAAGATTAATTTTTATGAACTAGCCGAGCATTATATAAACGACTTCAACGAAGACTTCAAAAGATATCAGGAAGAGAACGAAGAACTTAAAAAAGAAAGACTAGCTAATTTTAATCAATCCTAACATATACCGACATGTCGGCGGGAGTGTTCCAGCTTCCGCCCGATACTCCAAACATTTACATCAGAACCACTCGAGCCAAGAAAACAGGACTGAACCATTCCCGCGGTAAGTAATCCAAAAGTCTAAATAAAGTACATAGAAAGACCAACAAGAAGGAGAAACAAGATGAAATGTAAAGAGCTGGTACTAAAAGAGTATATGTACTGTAACTAGGTAAATAAGCTATATTATTGAAGAATTATGAAAGTAAATTAACAAATATGACAGATTACAGTACAAAAAACATAAAATATATATGCAATTTCCTCTCTCGTACTGCAAAAATACAACAAATTAGTACACATACGATACAAAAAATGAGGTTTACAGTACCTAAAGTATCTGACAAATGTAATTATTAGTTATGTACTGCAATTAAAGTACAATTTAGTACAAGCACACCCTACTGTACTCTAGGCATACAGTACACAGGGCATATATCCGAGCTGCCGTGCTACCTATGTACTGGACTTACAGTACACAATAAAAATAAAAACAATAAAATTAAGTAATGTACTGCAACGGTACAGTACACAAGCAATTAAAAAAAAATAAAAAATAATAATTAAATTACCGTACTAAATCTACAGTACGAACTCTCATACCTGTACTTTATCGATACAGTACACAAAATAAACTCGTACTGCACATAAAGTACATAAAAAAAAATTAGTACAAAAAATCCCGAGATATCGGTAAGGTACTAAGTTCTTGAATAAGCGATTGTAATTTAAAAGGTAACCCGTACCCCTCGGGATTGAGGGGCAGGGCTTATATGGGCTTTATTTGGCTTTATTTCGGGCTTGTAAATGTGTGGCTCTGGCTTCTAAGACTGTGGTTGTCTCTCGAACCATATCTTTAAGAGTTGATGATAGTTCTAGTAAGTCTTTGTCGGTTACATCATACGATGATGGCATGGTGAAGTTCATGATGAGGGAGAGCTGCTTTCGCAGCTTCTCCACTCTTCTTTTCGATAGCACCTCGAATCGTAACCTCCTAATCTCTCGAGATATACTATTCTGCATTGTTTAACACCTCCTGCACATGATGTTCATGAGCTTCTCTTAATTCTTTGAAAAACTCAGAATAAGACTTATCATGAACTATGTTATCCTTGTTTTTTACCCAATGTCTTAATCTTCCTGCTTGGGATTGTGATATCCAATTATCCATCTCCCAGTTTGTTATTACATTACAGTAGTCTTGTTTTCTCATTTTGTTCTCCTCTGGGGGAGGGGGTCAAGCCCCCGCCTTCCCATATCTTGTTTTGATTTCGTCGACTATTCCCTCGAGGTCGACTCTCTCGATGTTGTGATTGGCTAGCCTGATACAGTCAGCTTCCCACATCTTAGCTTGCCCTAGATTCTCACTTCCGTATTCGAATACTTGCCTCCAGCTCCAGTGTAGATTCTTAGGTTCGCCTTTGCTGTATCTGTTGCCTTTTGATTTCTCAACCGCTCCAGATTTTCTGACCCTCATTCTAGGTGACTCTGATGTTACCTTGAAGAGTTTGGTTGTTGGTCTTGACCAGTATTCCGTAAGGTTGACCGCTAGCATGACTCTCTGAAAGAGCTTGCTTGCAACCTTTGTAGTTCCGAACCATCGCCATTCGATAGTTCCGAAGTTGCTTAGCTGATTAGTAGACAGTCCGTAGAATTTCCATCCGCTGATGTGGCTGATGAAAGTCTCTCTGTCTATCTCGCCTTGTTGCCACTTCTTAGCATATTTGTAAGCATGCTCCGCATTCTCTCTTCTTACTTCTTTGCAGTTAACATTGCTTTCCCATCTCGTTCTCG